CATTATCGTGTTTACTTTATCTGCATCTGGTATAACTTTTGACCTACCACAATTTGATATGGGCAGTTTAATGACAATTCTTATGGGGCTTCTCGGATTAGGTGGGCTCAGAAGTTTTGAAAAGCATAAAGGGATAACAAAATAAATAGGTAAATAATATGGAAAATTTTGTAGGATTTATAATCATTGTAGTAATAGTAGGCTTTGTAATATATCTACAAAAACCTCAATGGTTTGACAAGATTTTAGGTTTCTTTAAGAAATCTAAATAGCCTGAAAAGGCAAACAATTCTTAGATAGCTTTTTAAGTATCTAAGGTTTTATAACTCGCTTAATAAAGGAGAAAAGAAATGGTTATTAAAAATAACTTGGTGGATTTTTATTCACCCTCATTTGCATCTATGTTTGTTGGATTTGATAGATTGTTTGACAGTCTATCTAGGGCAACTGAAGTATCAGCCCCTACCTATCCACCTACCAATGTGAGTAGAGATGGAGAAAACTACACTATCGAAATGGCTCTAGCAGGGCTAGACGATAACGACATAGACGTTGAAGTACAGGAAAATACTTTAACAATAATGCACGAATCGTCTGAAACAAAGGAGGAAGGCAAACTCTTCAAAGGAATTGCCCAACGCTCTTTCAGACGACAATTTAAGTTGGCTGATGACATAGAAGTTGTTGGTGCAAGTTTGAAGAATGGTCTTCTATGTATTAACTTAACTAGGTTTATTCCAGATGAGAAGAAGCCTAAAAAAATTAAGATTGAATCATAGATGAAATCAGTTTCGGAATGGCAGAACGATTGTACAATACGAAGACGGAGATCGAGAAAGGTAAGGAGAAGCAGAGATACGGACTCAGCAGTGCTGATAGGCGTAAGCTTGGTGTGCGTATTCTCGTTATTTACCTTATCATAGATACTATCGTACACGTAGTAATTTAATTTATTAAAATCACAATGCAGAAGTGTAGGATAACTACGCTTAAAAATTGATGGAAGAGAAAACTATAGCCTTATTAAGACAACAACAAGAAGTAACTCATGGAGCTTCGGAGTGGATGATGCTTGAAGAAGAGATACAAGAGTTGTTAGACGAGGAAGAAGTAGAGCCTTGTTATCAGGGAAAGTTTTGGGATTGTACCACTAAGAAATTTGTTCGTTGGCACGAATTGACAGGAGAAAACACACACAATGAAGAAGAGGATACTAGCATTACTGGCTGTTAGTTTATTTACAGGGTTAGGTTACGCAGAACAGACAGGAAACTGTACGGCAGGTACAGAACATTGCGAACAGAATAGTTTGACTACAACTAATACGACAACAACTACCAATACCAATACCAATACTAACACAAATAATAATACAAATACAAATACTAACACAAATACGAATACGAACAATAATACCAACGTAAATACTAGTACTAATACAAATGTAAATACTAATACATCAACTAATACAAATAATAATACTAATGTTAGTACAAATACTAATACCAACACCAATAATAATACGAATGTAAATACTAGTACAGCTACAAGTACTTCAAACGCAACTAATAATAATACTAATAGTAATACCAACGTAAGTACTGCTACTAATACAAATGTAAATACATCTAATGCTACCAACACATCGAATAATACTAATACTAATACTAATACAAACGTCAGTACTTCTACCAGTAATTCTACATCGAATGTTACCTCTAATGTAAATCAAACTGTAACTAATAATAGTAATGTAAACAACACCACTAATTCAACTACTGACAATACTAACACCAATAATAATACAAACAATAACACAAACGTAAATACATCTACTAGTAATAATACCAATACAAATAACTCAACCAGTACTTCTAATAACACGAACACGAATACAAACGTAAACAATTCTACATCTAACAATACAAACGTAAATAAGAATGAAAGTACATCTGATTCAAATGTAACAACCGATAATACGAATAGAAACGAAAACAATTCAACTTCTGATAATACCAATAGAAATATAAATCAATCTAATTCAACTCAAACAATTAAGCAGGAGATAACTCAAAAAGCTCCACCAGCTTCAGCAATAGCTCCTAGTATTATGTCTTATTCACAAGACTTATGTACTACTGGAAGGTCAGGAGCTTTTCAAGGACAACTTATAGGTTTTTCAGCCGGAAGAACTGTAAGAGATGAGAACTGTGAAAGGTTAAAACTTTCCAAGTATCTCTATGATACAGGTATGAAAGTAGCTGCAGTAGGAATACTTTGTCAAGACCCAAGAGTTTTTAAAGCCATGCAACATGCCGGAACTCCCTGTCCTTACGAAGGAAAAGTAGGTAAGGAAGCTGCTGTTGGATGGGCAGAAAACAAAGAGGACCGACCAGACTATGAAGAATACAAAAAGAAATTTGTAAGTAAGTGTAAGAAAACAAGAAACGAAGAAGGAAGAAAAAAATCTAAAGGTACTTGTGTTAAAGAATTTAATAATAACTAGTCTATTACTTTTTGGTAGTGTACTAGGTGCTACGTATGTATACGAAGACAATCAAGACTTATATGATCTAAGAAACTATTCAGGTACTACCAACTTAAATGTTGGCGATGATCAAGTATCTGCTAAGTTTAACTTTGGTTTTAATTTTACTTACTACGATAACACCTTCACATTCGCAAGAATGGCAACCAATGGTTGTTTACACTTAGGATTAAATTCCACAGGCTATAACGATTACTGTGGAGATTACACTCCTGATCCACTACCTCAATACTCTAACACATTATTTCCCTTCTGGACTGATTTAATTAGGGATAATGGTTCTAAGATGTTGGCTAAAAATATCTTGAACTCTAATGATGAGGATTTGTATACGATCTTTGGTTGGTATAATCTTAGAGAATACAATAGAAGTAACACAGATAACAGTTTTGAAGTATGGTTGTATCCAAATAATACTTTTGAATATAGGTATGGTGCATTAAACATTGTTCAACATGATGTATTAATAGGTGAACAAGGACCAACCACATCTGACATATACCAATATTATTTCCATGATGAGTGTAATACAGGTACTACTAATACTTCTTCTTGTGTGAGTCAGAGTTGGAATCAGTCAACTATGAATACTACACTAGAGAGTGGTGGTTCTTTGTATGGTCTAGGTAGTGGTAATGCACTAGACTGTAGTAACCCTTTAAACAACCAAGCGTGTGTAGGGTATGCTGCAGCCTACCTAACTCAACAATGTGGCTTAGACTCACTTTATAGTACCTCCTGTCCGTTGTATTGGGATGCTTATGACGATCTACAATGTAATCTAGACCCTCAGTATGCACCTTTTTGTGCAGGATATACACAAGAAGCTTCCGTAGCTTACTATGATCCAGATGAATATGATTATGGTTATGAAGATGAAACTAACTATGGTTATGAATATGAAGATGAATATTATGTAGATAGCTGTATAGATGATCCTTCATATTGTTACGAAGATGATCCGTATTATGGAATGGAATTTACTGATGCAGAATGGTATGAAATAGATTTAGAAGAGTTTGGTCAGGAACAAGTAGACGAATGGTATGGAACTGATATAGAATTTACTGAAGAAGGCTATATAAACTACGATGAATATGATACCACTGAAGAGGACTACTGGACCAACATTGATGAAGGTATGGAAGAATATGATGCAGAACAGGAAGCAATATGGGCTGCAGAAGAATTAGCATGGCAAGAAGAACAGGACAGAATATATGAAGAAGAATATTTTCAGCCTGAAGAAAGTCACGAAGAAGATTTGTATTTTGTAGATAGTTATGACGAAGACCCATCTACATTAACAGTATATGAAGAAGAGATATTTGACATATACGAAGAACACTATGATACAGACTATGATTTAGTTTATAATGTAGTAGGAGAAGAGGAGTTCATAGAACTCTATGAGTTTAACACAATCATAACAGAGGAGATCGAATATGAAGAAGAAGATAACTACTTGGTTTTTGAAAACGAAGAAGAGCTTGCTGAATGGTATGAAGAAGAGATGGAAGAATCTCAAGAAACTATTGAAGAACAGTTTGTCGAAGCCGAAGAAGAAAGCTACGAAGAAGAAATAGTTGAAGAAATCTACGAAGACTTTGAAGAAGAGTGGATCGCAGAAGCCGAAGACGAAGAAGTAGTACTAGAAGACTTAGAAGAAGTCGAACTAGTTGGCACTGCCGAAAGGGAAAAGGGTAGTTCTATGGATATGGAAACTGCTTTAAGTGTAGTAGCTAATACTGTTCAAGCAGCAACAGAAAGCATTAGTGGTACAACAGCAGGTACATCTGTTCATGCTACAGGTAACACAGTTGCTTCTGGTGGTAGTCTTAGTGTTGGAACAACTACGACAACTACTGTAGCCAGTTCAGTATCAAGTGGAGGAATAAGTACTAGTAGTTCTCCTAGTATATCAGCACAAGTTTCTGCTGCAGCTATCCAAACACAGACAGTTTTAAATACTATAGCAGATACCAGTATGACAATGGGAACTTCAGTCATGGAACCAACAACATCTATTGAAACAATGTCAGTTGAAATAGCTTCTACAGAAGAGATAGCAACTCAAGCTTTAGAGCCTACCACAGACTCAACAACTACAGTAAGTGTTGATACAGGTAGTAGTGTAGCCAGTTCTACAACTGAAACTTCTACTGCAAATTCCACTACAAGTACAGCAACTTCAACAACAATGACTGAAACTGTTCAAGTAGTTTCTCAAGTTACAACAGTTGATGTGCAGGTACAGGACATGCAGGGGCAGATTGATACAGCAGTAGTTGATGCAGGTACAGCCTCAGAAGCTGATCAAATAGCTGATCAAATTATTGCTCAGAATATTCAGAGTCAACAACAAGAAGCTGAAACCTATCAGCAAGAGACAGGACAGTATGGCGATGAATCTGCTTTAGTAGCTTACTTAGGTTACAATGCAGGATTTACTGACTACTATGGTAGAAGTATTCCTAGAAAAGATGATTGGTATGAGCCTAGAGTTATATATGCTGATGCTTATATAGGTGATAATATAACTGCTTTCTATCAATTAGCAGGAGATAGTTTAAACACCCTACAACAAATGAGAGATTTACAACCAACTCTATGAAGATACCAGACTGGCTTGTATATACATTAGTGTGGGGAATAGGTGGATTATGTATGTTTCTTATAATGTTTTATACTTAGATGGCTAAGAATAAGACACCTAAAAAGGAACTAATCTATTCTAAAAAACAAAAACGATATATAGAGAAGGAGACTAAAAATGGCAGACAAAACAATAATAATAAACACCGATGATGCTGAAGAAGATAAACCTGAAGCTCCTACGTGGTACAACACAGCAGAAGGCTTTGATAAGTGGCGAGTATTTCCAAGACTACTAATTACTTTATATGGTTATGCTTTCTACATGACAACAAGTTGGTTCATGGCTTTACCTGATCCAACCAATGCTCAGAGTGCTTTTGTATCAGTAATTGTAGGTGCAGGGGCAGCTTGGTTTGGCTTGTATGTTGGTGGTGGGAGTAAAAAATAATGGAATGGTTTAAATCAAAAGGTGGGCAAGTAATAGCTTTAGTAACTATTGTAAGCACACTAGCAGGATTCGGATATGCAGGAGCAGGTTATGTTAATAGGCTTGAAAACCTTGAAACGAAAGTAACTGGTATAGCTACAACTAAGTCAGGTCTTCAGGATATTGAAGAAAGGTTTTCTAGTATTGAAACTTCAGTTGAGTATATTAATAAATCTATAGATGAAGGTATTAATCTTTCTCTAAGAACTCAAGCAGCGTCTATCAATTCTCTTAAATCACAGCTCGAAGGATTATCCGTAGCTGTTAGAGAATTAGAGAAAGACGTAGATAAATTAGAAGATAAAGATTCTAATCCTCTAGCTAAATAGGTTTTTCAGAAAGACCATACTTCAACCACCATTGATTAGGTAGTTTGAAGTTACCTGTTCTTTCTTGATTATTAAAAATAGCATCGCTTTTAGCATCAGCTATCCAGTTCTTTCTGGCTAACTCTTTAAAAGTTCTAAGGGTTAGTCTTTTGATGTGGGTATTCGATCTTAACATTACCCACTTCCTACCTACCTTAACAGTATAGAATCTAGTTCCATACAGATAGGCTAGTCTGGTCCTGAAGTGATCTCCACTCTTAGGGTTTAACAATCTTTCTTGACGAGTCTCTGAAATATTATCAATTAATTGTTCTATATTTTTTTTAGTCATTCCTCAAGTATAACAGAATTGTTATAGCTTGTCAAATTACGCTAGAATTTAACGCATCCAGTTCTGCTTCCAATTCGTTATGAATTGTATTTAATTTTTGTCTGCCTTCTCGTATGACAGTTTGAATAATCTTTAAGTCCGATCCACTAAATGCTTTACTAGCCTCTTCAATAGGTAGTCCACTAACCTCTGTTACTAGTTGTCCTTTGGTGTCGAACAGAATGCGATACGATAAGATGTTCGCTTCCTTTGCTTTCATTTTTATATCTCCGCAAAGCTAATACCATCTTGCTTACCTCTTAGACCTGCTTTCATGTATGCAGTTGCTCTACCTTCAAAGAAGTTCTGGTGTTCCACACCTAATACTTCATCAAGCCAAGGCAAAGGATTATCTCGTTGATCAAAGTTAGTTTTAAGTCCTAACTGTAGCAATCTTCTATCAGCTATATAACGATTGTATGCATACATATCCTTCTTTGTAAGCCCTTGCATATCTCCCATTTCAAAAACGAGGTCGAGGAACTTATCCTCTAACTCAACCATTTCTCTACATATTTGGTAGATTTCTTTCTTGAAT